CCGGTGTATCTCTTCTGACGAAGGATTGCGGATAAATCCACTAATACAGTTTCGGTTATGAATTGTTGCGCCGGTTCGGATGATGCTCCGCCGAGTTCAGAGATGGTTTGCGACAACGAAGGGTCGTTCGCTTTTCTCTGATACATTTCAGCGACGGGTTTTCCGTCGGTAAAAATGCCGTTCACTATGCCGCGCTCAATATATGGTGCGAGGCGTTTCTTTGCTATCTTGGGTAATGCAGTTTGAGATTTGCTCATATCGTACCCTCATTCCCCACCAATATAAAGGACAGGGTGTGTTCAAGAATCTTCATATTCATCAATGTATAATTCAGCCAAGGATTCCCATCCTTCATTCGAATGCTCTGATATTTGCACTTTCTTGATAGTTTCTCTGACAGACTTTTGCGCTTCTAACTTTTCAGTCGCAGTTGATTTCTTGGTTTGGTCAAGCCAACTTGTGCCGGAGAACATTGAGTCTCTTGACCTATTGACGCCAATAATGTCCCAAAGCATTCTATCTCGATTTGATTTTCTCATGTAATTTGGTAATAACAAACTTCGCCAAACCTGCGAATCTTTCTTTGATTTACATCCAAGCGATTTCAGAATTGCTTTTTCGTTCTTATCTATCTGTCTGAACTTTGCGGGTTTGCCTGCTCTAGTAATCACGTCAGCGAAGTCCTCGAGGATTACAGGGATTGCTTTTCGTGCGTGTTCAATGAATAGGGGTGTTAAGGCATATGTCTCCATTAAACCGCTACGGGTCTTCACCAAGCGCCATGTCTTTCTCCCACCGCCTCGGCCACCACCTCTTGCTTTTACTTCTATCAAGCCGGCATCTTCTAAAGTCGGCAAATGTTTTTCGAGCAAAGCATTCTTGGTGCAGGCGAACGCATTGATGTGTAGCCATTGAAGAATATTGTCAGCGGAGAGTGGTCTTTTCGATTGTTCCATCGCAGTCATCTCGGTGAAGATAACCCACGAACCATCCGGTACACCCGACAGGCTCGCTCTCAATACCAAGTCGGCAAGGATTAATCCGTACACATTATCTTCAACAGAAGACAACAGATATTCTGTATCGTTGAAAACTTCAACCGGGCGTTGATGTTGATGCAACAAAGTGATTGAATCAATTATTGACAGAACTTTTGCTATGTCTCTTTGATGTTGAGCGTTCTTAGCAGGGAAGAAGTCCGACATTATAGGAGCGAATATGTTCCTAACTTTGTAATTTTTCAATGACAGCATTGACGCTTGTAATAATTTCACATCGGGATGGACGTTGAATTGTTCGGGTCTTGCTTTGGAGAGTAATTGATTCTCAACAACCATTCCGACTTTCTCGCTTGTAATATCCGGAGTCATCAGAAGTTGTCTTGTGATTTGTTCTTGTTCCCTAGGATTTCTAGTGGTTAGCGTTATGAAACTTGGTTGACCTCTAATAATGAAATCTCTTGTCTCAATCTCTCCTGTCAGTTCATTTTTGATTGGAGTTTTCCAAACCAATTCTGAATCGTCGCCGGACATTAATGGTTTCATCTTTCTAATGAAAGGTTCTGATTCATCTTTCTCAAGAACGACAATACATTTACCATCGACTTTCACAATGAAGTTCCCGTCTTCATCGACTTCATCATAATCGTACTTCAATGCTTCACGAGATGCACCGGCTAGAACCATAACCATCGACTTAGGAAAACCGTTCCTAGCAGTTAGAGTCATGTATGTTTTTCCGGACGCTGACTGACCAATCATCTCAAGATTCAGTGGACTTCCGGTTTTGCATGACAACATAACTAAGAACGTGAGAAGCAAGTTCGCATCATCACCGACAAAAGGTGTTCCTCTTGATTCGTGTAGAATCTCATTCACTCGGTCAATCAAATCCTCTTTCTTTAGGAACTCTTCAATCGTATCGGCGTCAATAGCCCCAAGAGTTGAATCCTCACCGTGGTAAGTTGATGCTTCAACAAGTTCTCGCTTCTCAATCGGAGCGGGAATATATGTTCCATCTTTCAGAATAATTCCGACAGCCAACATTCTGTTAGCCCAATTCTTTTTTGCATCACCCTCTAAACCACTGTCAAGCCGGCTAAGTGAGTGTTGAGATAGGACATTTATCTTACCCTTCGGTGTACCGTCAATCTCAAGCGCGAAGTCCATTCTACCTTTTGCGGCTGATAAAAATGTCAGTGAACATTCGAGTCCTTCAACCACCACATCAAATCTTGTTGCACTGTCCGCTGATTGCCTAACTTCGCCGTCCATATTGAAATGGGACATTCCCACGTTAATAAGAAAGTCGTGTGTGATAGCCCCTACCTACTATCACGAATCCGTGTAATCCGTGTTGCGACAGCCCCTACCCTCTGCCACTTCCCCTCGCCCGGGGTCTGCCGTGTACTTCCTCGTTGTTTAACGTCAGTCTTCTGACGGCGAACTGCCCAACATGAATATTTTACAACCTCTGTTGTGTGGGTGGCGTACCCACTTTCGCTGTTTGACCCTATAGGTGTCTGTTTATAAGTCTTTTTATTGATAGAATGAGACATTGATAAACCGAAACCTTTATAGCCGGAAGTGCCTACGACAGTACAGAGAAGAAAGCCACTCCGACACCGCCCTTCAAGCACGAGGCAGAACCGCCACCGCAGGGGTCTTGGAAGGACAGAAATCTTCTCTCGCCGAAAGGCGTTCCCGAACGAACGGACGATTTGGGAGCGGCCTTTCTATCTTACTCACAGGGCATGATTGGAATAATGGAACAACACAAGGAAGAGAGAGGCGGACTCATAAAAAGCAGTTTCTTGTGCCGTTTGAAACTTCATGCCCGTCAACCATTACTTTCGATATACGTCCAAGTATGGTCTTGGGGCGGAACTCCAATCTGACACCAAAATATTCCGCAACCCGGATGTTCACCGCAAATGATTACAGCGTTCGGCCATTCCTCGGGCTTGAGAAGAAAGCCATCCATAGGTCCTTCTCTTTTACAATTCGGACATGACGGCCAATTTGCATAACCGTAAACTCGAACTTTTCTTGAGGGGATGTCAATAGTCTCGCCATTCATTTCAAACTTGTGCTTCGGAGCAAGAACGAACTCGGGTAATTCTTTCACGCAATCCCTCGCTTCAACCACGGCTTCATCTCTCTTATTGAGTTTTTGAACCATGACGGCAACAGATGACTGTTCCATCTCGCCCACCTTTGCCACGACCCATCAAGGATGTACAGGTCGCCTTTGTCATCTTGACTTCTAATAATTCGTCCCGCGCCCTGTACAAGTTTCAGAGCAGTTTGGAGATTGTACCATGACTGACAAGGTTTCGCGCAGTTGAATGATGAACACATTCCGTTTGAATATTTATTCGGTTCTTCATACGGACAAGCCGGAGTTCCTTCGTTGTCTCGTCTCCATGAATGCTCGTCCTCTTTCATTCTCAATTCGATTTGAGGGTCTTTGACAGGAAGGAATGGAATCTTACAAATGACCAACCATTCAGCAAGCCGGCCTTTGAAATCGAATCCCTCACCGACGTAGGTCGAGATGAGAACTAAATCCTGTCTCGGAGATTTGAAGAAAGTGTCAATCGCAATATTGCGTCCTGTCGCATCTGAACCATGAGTTAGAATCCTATCTCCATAACCCAAGTCGCGAAGTCCATCAACAATTTTCTCACGGATATAATGTGAGTGAGGCAGAACGACTCCACGCTTGTCTGTATTTCTATCCATGATTGCGGCTATCGCTTTGATTTGTTTCTTGACGCTATTATCACGCTTGCTCCAAGACATAGGACCACATGGAGCGTAAACGATATTGAAGTTATCCGGATTGAATGGAGATTTGTTGACATTAACATACAGAGTTTTCTGATGCCCAAGTCCGAGATTGTCGAGGAAGGTTTCACAATTCAAAATTGTCGCTGAAAGGAATATTCTTTTCTCGCTGATTCGTTCGAGATGTTCAAGCGCGAAACTATTGACACGAATAGGCTTCGCAACTACGAACTTCCCATTCCTGTCGCTCTTGGTTTCGACAATAACTCTCTTCGGTTGTTTTAGCAATTCCAAAAATGTTGAACATCGGCTCAATAACTTGCGCCCATTTTCTACACCCTTCTCATCTTCATCCTTTTCCGCAAGTTCGAGATAACGCTTCGCGCCATTGAAAAGATTCTCCATCGGAGTTTTCCAATCCTCGGGAGCGTAAGCCATTGGTAAACCTGTACGAGCGCCGTGAATCATTTGCCAATCTCTTGTCGTTATTTTTACTTCCATCAAATCCATGAAGAAGGATTCCATGTTGTGAGCCTCGTCAATTATTGCGAACTTTCTTTGGTCGAAGTTTGGGTCGCCCTGTATGACTCTGAACATATATGCCGGATTCGAGAGCGTCAAGCGAGCATCAGTAGCCGCGTATTTTTGTTCGTAGTACGGGCAAGGGTCTTCCCGCTTCGTGTGAGGACAGGACTTCTTGACACCATGACAAGGCGCTCCGTCAGCATTACCCGAACGAACCCAACAAGGAAAATTGGAACGGCCTCGAACTTCTTTGAGAACATGACCGTAATCATCTTTGTATTGTTGAGCCAATCCCAAACTTGGGGCGAGAAGATATGCTGATTGAAATCTTGATTGAACAGTCATGGCGATTGCCGACTTCCCGATTCCGGTAGGTGCTTGGATGACTATGTTATCGAAGTCGTCATTTTCAAGCGCCCAATAAATTACGTTGAGAACTTCGTCTTGATATTTCCTCGGAGATGGCATTGGGAAGTCCGGACGAACTTTCTCCCACAAGTCCGGAAGCGGTGCTTTGCTTGGTATGTTGATTCTAGTAATGCCCATAGAACGAGGGGTGATTCCCACGTTATTAAGCGACGTTGCCCGCTGAACAATGAGCGGCCATTGAGTAAGTTCCGAAAGGCATGAAATACTCTTCACCATTGTAATTTCTTACTGCTCGGCGAACTGCTTCTTCTCCACGCTCTGAAACCCATACTGATGCGTTTGTTCGGCGCTCTACTGTAAAGTACCAATGACAGTTTGAATCGCAAACTGATGTTGCTCTGTATGTCTCGCCTGTTGTGAATGTCGTCTCGCCGCTCATGTTCTGTCCTACGGCTTCCAGCATATAAAGGTTTTGTTCTATCAATGTCTTGAGTTATCAATAAAAAGATTTATAACTCAAAGGCTGTTCGCTTAGATTGAGGAAGAAGAGGGCTACGAGAGGTTCGATTCCCACGCATGGTTGCGGGCTTGATTCTAAATGGGGGGTTGCTCCCCCGCCTCATCAATGTCTTGAGTTATCAATGAAAAGGTTTATAACTAAACGGCTACAGGGTCAAATGCGATAGAGTCAGCCGGAATAGGCGACTTCACCGGCCGGCCTTCCACCTGTAGGGTAAACCCGTAAATCAGAGTTGGCTTGCTCCACCCCCGACGGGGGGCGGGTGTTGGCTCTTGACCGCAGATTCCTCATTTCTTCGGAATGCCGTTGTAAGACATTGTTCCGCCTTGACTTCGGTGCATCCATTCACGGAGACGATTGTTCTCGTCGTTTGTTCTGAATATAGTTCCCGATTGAAGATGAATCTCCCAACAATATTCCATGTGTGTGATTGCTGAAATGTCATCAATTCGAATCATCGTTAATCCTGTCGTAGTTTCTAATTCTAAAAAGTCCATTCATTTCACCGTCGCTTGTTGCCTATCATCGGGGCGCATATTAATGGGGAGAAATAACACAAAACCCCATGGGCGCGACGCCCCAACAACAGGGCTTTCAAGGAAAAGAGTGTCCGCGCCCATATCATTCCCTGCTAATCCCACCTTAATTAATTAAACGAACATACTCATACTCTGATGTATATACAGTTCAACTATACTATGTGTCTCTTAGGGGGTTAGTCAGTTCGATTCTTTAGACTAGATTCCCCCCTAAAGGGGGGGAATCTAATGATGGGGATAAAAACTCCGATTATTGCGAAACGCCTGTTGCATATCTCAACATGGCAACCAAATCGGGGGCTTGACGACCAACAGTCATCGTCATTGATACGTCGCTCGGGCTGTATTTTATTGATACATCGAATACTCTTTGCCTGCCTGCTAGACCGCCATCAGTGGAAGCGAAGTCAACTACTTGACCCGGCATAATATCAAACCTCTCCGGTAGCGCTTGAACATTCCAACGAGAACCTGCTCGACCTTGTTGATTCAATATTTGTTGAGCAAAGAACTTGGCTGTCGGAACGTCAGTCGCCGCAGTTTCTTCGACAATAATATGAACAGGATTTTGAACAGGTGTTGTAGGTTCGGTTGCTATCAAACCGATTTCAGAGTTTGTGATTGACACTTTATTTACGAAGTCTAAATCTCCCTCATCTCTAGTTATTTGAGTCGGGTACAAATCCTGTGGGACAGAAGTTTTTGGCAGTCTCCCGGCGATGTAAGGTTTCAAACTTGTATCATCAACTTCCCTCAATCTCACAAGATTAATGTACCCGTTAACCTCTGCTTGAAGTATGACTTGGTTGGGTGTGTTGTTGACAATATCGAGTATTGTTTGGATTGCATCGAGACGACTTTTCTTAGACAAATCCAAACTTGAGGGAAGTATAACTCGGGTTTGTGTTGAGATTTTTCCTAGCGGCGGACCGTATGAAGAACCTGCGATAATATCTCTACAAACCACACCCGCGTCGGTTTCTTGGTATGTTGGATTAGTCAAAAGAACTTCTTTCGTCAAATACCCTAGAGCATCTAGGCAGATTATTGAAACCGTGGTAGAATCTTCTTCAATGTCTGAAACGAATCCTGTAAAAATTAGTGGTGGATTATCCCACTCCCGGGGAGATGCAAAAACTTGCACCGTGTCGCCAAGTTTCACAATACCGGACCGTCTTCCCGCCACACTATTGAGGTCAATAGTCGCCTCGGCAGGTGCATTATATCGGCGTTTTATTCGCAAGTTTTTGATTCCGGAAATTGGCTTTGTTCCGTTAATCAAAACATTCGGCGCTTTTGGTGTCGCTTCGTCTTCTGATATTGGACCGTACAAGTTTCTGAACATTACTTTTCGAGAACGGGCGAACATCACACGATGAACCGAATTATTTCTAAGACCTTGAAGTCGAACTTGCTTGGGTCTATTCGTCCATTGAAGACCTTCGGGATTCCATCCGCCATTACTGAATCCCAATACGCCGAGATTGAAAGTCGGTTGAGGAAGAACGCTAGTAGGATAATTTCCTTCTGTTGGTCCTGTCGTCCAACTGAAACCACCACGAGGACCACCGCCTCTTCTAGTGGTTATGTCATATTGAGCCGGGTCGGGATTTCCTTGGTAGCCCATATAACTGAACCCAACAGTTCCGGCGATAGTTCCATGGAGTGTCGGGTCGAATGGCCTAGGAACGCTCAAAGATGTATAACATGAAGTGTATGTCTTATCCTGTCGCCAACCGCCAATTGATAATGTTGACGGGACTAACCCAAGTCCGAAATGAGTTGGGAAGTGAGTTGGCCTCTCGATTGTTTCCTTCTGAACCATCCCAATAGCCGCAGAAGCCTCGGGCAAGGGTTGACCTTGTATTCTTTCGTAATGCAATTCCGCCCACTGTTTGCTGACCCATCTTGCTATCGCAGTTCGTGGCCTTCTCTTGTCTTTCGACATTTGTTCTATTGCTTCTGACAAGCCGGCAGGTGGGTCAATTGTTTCTTTTGGAGACTCACGGACTATCCGATGATAGCGCTCTAACTTCCTATCCACGGCCTTTCAGACTTCGCCGGGGCTTATTCCTCTTCCGATACCAAGCCCGTCCATGAAGTCTTCAATTCCACTGTGTTTTCCGGAACACAAGGACCTTTATCGTCGCAAACCCAAACTTGGAAAAAGAAGTTTCTGTAAATCTCGGCGCAACCATATTCACGAGCAGGTTCGACTCTAGCAAGTTCCCAAGATGAATCAACGGTTTTCCTTACCACTTTTCCATCTTTCATGCTTGCATAATCATCACATCTGTTAATGATGTAAGCCTGTCCGCCGGGTTTCAACAAGCGCCGGATGTCATTTACAACCTCATGTCTTTTTTCCGATGTTAATATAACGTCGAGAACATAGATGCAGAAAATGAAATCATATTTCCCCTCTATTCTCACCGGGTCCCATGGAGAGTCCGGAAACCAATTCGGGTCGTATTTCTTGAAACCGAATCTCATAGCATCTTGGCCGCGACCACATCCGTAATCAAGAACTTCAAGCGTCGTTTTGCACGTTCCCGGAACAGGCTTCAAGCGCCCCGGGAAATCTAATTTGTCTGATTGTGTAAATAACCACTGATAGGGAAGTGCTATGTTCCTCGGCCGACGTGGTGCAGTTCGCCATCCTTCGCCTTTCCAAAATGCGTTGGAATCCTTCTTCGAAAGTATCTCAATTCTTGCATTCCAAAGGAACTCGTTGCCTGCCGCATTCTCGTCAGTCCACTTTTGAGATAGATGAGAATCGTACTTCTTAGTGTCGATGCGGATTTTATCCATGTTCTTGACCCTTGCCGCACCTTTATGAATTGATTGGTTTTTGAATTATGCGATTTCCCGGTGGCTTAGAAGCATCCCTGCTCCTATATGATAGAAGATAGAACAGACCAAGTTCGCCCCAAAGTGTTCTGCTTCCAAGCAATACAGTCAATCTTCTAACGGAGAATATGTTCTCTCATATCCCCCAACTTCCTAGGCTAAGACGAATCAAGTTCGAATCGGTCGTAGCCACCGGGTTTGCGAACTTTGCTCGGATAAGCGCCGTTCACTCTGTACTGTCCTAGGACATTCCATTAATAAATCTTTCTATTGATAACTATTAACATTGATAAAACGAAACCTTTATAAGCCAAAGGTTGTTCGTTAGGTTTGAGGGAAGGTGGCTTCTCTTGGGCGCTTTGACGCCCGGGCAACAGGATAGGGGGAACGCACTCTAAGAGGTCCGAAAGGAATTGCTTGGTGTTAGACTTGATTATAAAATGAACTAACGTGAGAGAATGGTGGTCAGTAGCCTATCTATAAAACATTTGAGTTCTCGTGGTTGGGAACGAAATCCTTACCGGGATTGTGTGGAATATGCGGCCGCCAAACCGGCGAATCTGAACAGAGGCATACTGTTGCCCTTACAAAATTATTCTA